GCAAAATCACTTACTTCGTAGTCTATGTCTTCTGTCTGTGCCATAACTGCTTATACTTGTACCTTATTGCATAGGCGGTGTCAAACCGGGTTGTGGTGCAACAGGGGTGGTGGGCTGTGCATTATCCAGCGCAGTAGCCAATTCAGGCGCAGTCTCATCAAGCAGCTTGTCTTCAACGACTTTCTTGCGTGCCATAGCATCAGGATCGTTCGGGTCGGTAGTCTGAGACATAACCGTAACAGCATCTTGAAGGTCGGCGCGTTTTTCGTTGGTGTAATCTTCTTTGCTCATGGTGGTATCAACAATCACATCAATTTCTTCGATGTATTCATAAAGCTGTTTCCAGTCCACCATCAACTTGTTAGGGTTCTTCTCATCAGGGAAGGCATCGGGGCGAAGTCGCAAAATATCTTCACGAGTTTCATCATCAACATAAATTGGGCTTACACCATCTTGCTCTGAAAGATAGAGGTCAAGGCCAGATAGTATGTACTGCGCAACAAACTCTTGAATAATATTGGTAATTTGCTGGATAGAGTTATCAATACCCATAGCCTGTTTTTGGGCGCCAACACCGGTTTTAGAGTCACCAATAGCACCTAGCGATTGGCCGGGGTTCATACCCATCATGTTTTGTATTTGCTTGGTAATTTCTTGGCTAATAGTCGGATATTGCTGCGCGGTAGAAGTATCAAGAGTCAGTAAGCTTACTTTAGCGTTCGGGTCGGTTGAAGTAATAACGCCGCCACTCTTGAGGTTTGTAGCGCCTGTGAAGAGGCCGGTTTTAACCATTGTGGGCTTGCTATTGTAAAGCCAAGTAGTTGCTACGTTCTGGCGAAGCGCCATCAAGAAGTTCTGGTTAGGTGAAGCAAGACGTACACGGCTATCACCAAATGGTGACAATTCAGCCGGGTCAATCACCAGAAGAAGGGTGCGAGGGAAGCCAAACTTAGAGTTATTTTCGACTTTTCGTAACTTCTGGTTGATACTTGGGCTAATCGTAATAATAGGTTTACTGGTATCAAGGCAGTAGCGAGTAAGAATATCAAAGGTATCAGCATCAGCATCAATTTTGCTCTGCTCCATAGGGGTAAGGTATTCAGCGTAATCGGCCGTACCGTTGCTATCAGCACCTTGCGCGCGCAACGCTTTTAATGCCTCAAGGTTATACGTTCGTTGGCTCTCAGGCTTGGCTTCTTCGCGCTTAATAACATTATCAAGCTTGCCCGGTGTCCATTTAGTACGGATCCAAAAGTAAGGACTATGGCTGCCTTCTTGTGTACCCGGCTCGATAGCAAAGTCATTGAAGTGAATAAGCTTAGGCACAACGCCATATTTACCATATAGCTTAGTACCGGTCACTTGGAACACATTAAAACCGCGTGATAATGAGCCACGACCGCCAAGCTGAAGAATATTTACGAAGCCTTTACCAAAAGTAATAGGGTTCAAAAGTACCTTTTCGACACGGTTGCGGCATATAATCGCTTCGACTGTACTAGCCGATCCGTTAATTGCTACTCGAACATGAGGCATTTTTTTGACCGCAGTACGCATAATCTCACGCACAATACCGGCAACAGTGGTGTCACCAATGTTAGGGTTTTTGTTACTAGCACCGTCATATTGAGCATTTGCTATGGTATCAAGCCGCTTAAAATCACGAATTGCTTTATCGACAAACTCTTTACCGCGCTGCCATTCAGTTAAAAGATCTTGAACTTCAGTGTCAGGCATAACCTTGTTACGCTGGGTTGTTGTTGTAGTTGGGGCTGGATATTCTGCCATAATGTTTATACTATATCACCTATTACGCCTATATTAACACCTTCAAAATTGGCCATTACGGCATCAAAAGAAGTGTTACTTAGGTCACTTGATATTTTAATTTTTGCCTCATTGATAACCGGATTAGGCAACTTAATACGACACCGCTTAACAATTTTCAAGCTGTTATTCTGTTCGCTAGAGGTCGGTATTGGTGTACTCCAATTAATCATGCGGTTATTCCACGAACGCCATAACAAGCGAGGGTTACCCCAGCCAGCAAGTAAATTACGGCCATGCGAACCATTAGTAAATTGCTTGGTTTTAGTCTTTGGCCGGCCTTTTTTGTCGTAGTAAGTGACTTGAACATTGACCGTACCGATAAACTCAGCAAGATATACGACTATTTGCGTAGTCGCAAAATATACGTTTCGGCCTTGGCTAAAAGCTTTTAGGTTGGTTTCAAGTTCTACCGGATATGGGGTAGAAGTACCATCAGCATTTTCGTCTTCGGCAACGTAGGTTTCCTGAAGCTTAAAGAACTCATTACCTTGTCGAATATACAAGAAGCTATCTTTGTTGGGTGGTGAGATTGAGCCAATCCAATCAACTGCAAGATCCCATATATACCACTTTGGCTTATCTCGGTTAGTAAGGTCGCGCACAAGTATCTGATTGTTGTAGTTGTAACCACGACTAGGCACCGCGAAACATACAAGGTTCTTCCACGCGGCACCAACAATTTTGTCAAAATTAGCGTTCTTAATTGTGCCATAGGTTTTTGATACCTGATCGCTCACAATAGATGGCTGAAGCACGTTCTGAAGCGATTGCTCGGTTTTAATCGAAGTAATGCCATCGGCCGAAGGGAACATAAGCTCACCAAGATACGGCACAACACCATATTTAGCATATACGGCCGCAGCACCAGCGTTAAGGTCATCAGCACCCCAATAAGTAATTGAAGCGTTGCCATAAGTAAGCGTTTTTTGGCTAATTATTTGCTGCTTCGAAACACCTTCTGTGCCACTAAATAAAGCCAAAAGGTTAGGAATACCTTGGTTATTTCGGAAGCCAACAACAGAGGTAGGGTAGTAGTTTGTACCCTTCAAAAGCGGCAAACGCTGTGCGCCATTGTTTGAACCAAACGATACACCGTCATCTGTAAGGCCGCCAAAATATAAATCATAAGGGTTGTCAGGGTCACCATAAAGCACCGGTATGCTACCAGCCATTGTGCCAGCAGAAGCTTTAACACCGGCAGTAGAGTTAGTATCTGGCGCGGTATTGTAAGAAAGATCAAATGGTGTTTGGCCGTTATCTACAAAACTTGTAGTGGCAAGTGGGATATTAGCCTGTAACATAGCTAAATCGCTAGCAACTGGTGTAGTGCCTTGCAGCGCAATCGCGGCATAAAGGTTGCGACTTGTAGCGCCAGCCGGCGGTGTATCATTGAAGGCAACAGTAAGATATTCAGTACCGTCAGACTTCCATGTAGTACGACTTTTCGAGACTGCTTGCGTAAGAATATTGCCGATAGCAGTTTCACCACCACCATCAGAGTTATAGGTAATGCCATAGTAAACCCTGAAAGCACCAGAAGCAGTAATACCGGTAGCCGTAGCAGTCAATGTGCTAGTAGGATCGGCCACGAAGGTAAATTGCACCATATTAAGCGATGAAAGCTCGATGTAACGAAGCTCATCAACACCATTCAAACAGAACAAAACATCGTTTACACGCAAAAAGGTAGTAATAACACCGGTAGTAGTCGTAATGGCGTTGGAGCCGCCGCAATCAGTCCAAGCAGTATCATTGTCTTGGCAATATCGCATCTTGCTGTCATCGGCTATAAAGTAGTAAAGCTCACCCTGATAATAAACAGTTCCAACTTCGCTATTAAAGCCTACTGAATTAGGCAACCACCTCTTTTTACTAAGGCGTTTCGTACCATTATTAGCTGAATTAATACGCAAGTTTCGGCCATAGCTGATAGCAGCCGGCGAAATATTGTAATCACCTCGCTCATCTAGGCCATCGGCAAACGAAAGAATATCACTTGAAGTGATTGAAGCAGCTTTTACTTTAATGGGATCATTGACTGCCATTACCAGATACCGCCAATATTACTAAAGTTGTCACGCTGCATCTCGTCAATCTCATTAGAGGCCATATTAGCGTTTACGGCCTTATTGAGTTCGTTATTATACTTTTGAGCAAATGACGGACTGAGGCTAACTTTAGTAACATCGGAGAGCGATACGTTCTTGGATATGCCAAGCGTAGCGATCTGTTTGCTGTATATCCAAGTTAAAACAGTATCGTCATCACGCGTAAGGCGTGGGAACATTTTAACGACATCAAGCACTATGCTAGCCCCTACCTCTTCAGCCGTTGGTGCGCGTGACAGTACAATGGTGCCACCACCAGTACCAATACTGCCGGCCGGTATAAATGTAGCTCGGTTCGGCTGCACTATATCTTCATCAACTTGACGTTGATTTGGATCGACTAATTTGAAGCGTGCAATAACAGTACCATCAACGATAAACTTAACCTCTTTATTTTGATCAAACACAGGGGTACGGTACGTTGCAGGAAGAGTAAATGCAAAGGTGGTTGTGTCAGCGATAACACCTAGTTCATAGTCATTTTCGCGCGCCTTATTCCAGTAAGTTTCAGTTTCATACTC